AAATTTATTGCTACTCCAACTGGTGTTAGCTTTACTGAATATATTGGTCAATACTAAAGAAAAAGATTTTAAGGAGATTAAATAACATGAGAAGTATTACAGGTTTTCGTGCTGCCTTAACTGGTTCAGGTACAAGACCAAACTTATTCCAAATCGTATTCGCGTTCCCAACACTCGTTCAGGGTGTTGGTGCTGCTAGTGGATTAGTATCCATGTTGGCAGAATCTAGCGCATTACCGGCTGATACATTAGGTGAAATTGAATTACCCTATCAAGGCCGCAAAACTTATTATCCAGGAGATCGTACATTTGAACCTTGGACAATAACCATCATGAATGATGAAAATTTCTTAATTAGAGACGCATTTGAACTTTGGTTAAGTGCATTAAATTCACATGTTGGAAATATTCGTAGTAATTTGGCGGCAACTCCATCAATGTATTGTGTTGATGGATATGTCCAACAATATTCTAAATTAGATGTTCCTTCAATTAAACAATATAAAATGGCAGGCGCTTTCCCAACAGAAGTGGGTGCTATGGAATTGGATTGGGGAACAAATAACACAATTGAAAAATTCCAGGTCACACTTCGCTATCAGTGGTGGGAAGCAGTTTCCGTAAATGGTCCTACTACAGATGGTCAAGCAATGTCTTTGGAATCAGATTTACTTTAATAAATAAAGGGAGAGGATTTTTCCTCTCCCTTAATTAAATTATGACACATAAACACCATATAATGCCCAAACATATGACTGGGGGTATTTACGATAATTCTCCAGATAATATTACACCACCTATAAGTGTGGAATTACATGCCGCTTTACATAAGGATCTTTGGAGGCACTTGGGGAAAAAAGAAGACTTAATGGCTTATAAAATGCTTCTTTCGGAATCATTGTCGGGGATTATGCAATCGCCGGAAACGGAGAAAAAACGCAGAGAATCTTTAAAAAAATCTATGTTAGGTAATGCAAATGGTTCTGGAAATAAAGGTAGACACAATACACCAGAACAAAATTTAAAAATATCCGAAAAAACTAAAGAAGCTATGGCTAAACCAGAAATTCGGGAAAAATATTTAAAAGCCAAAAATACACCAGAAGCAATTCAAAAACAAATAAGAAATGTTAGAAAAGCTAAAAAACGACCAGAGGTTATTGCTAATCATTGGAAAGCAACACATACTCCAGAATTTATAGAAAAATCACGACAATCAGTTTCTGAAAAATTTCATACACCAGAAGTAATTGACAAGAAAAATAAAACTTTAAAAAGTCCTGAATATAGAAAAAAACAATCTAAAATTATGAAACAAATTTGGGCTGATAAAAAGGTGAAAATATAATGGCCAGAAATTATTTAACAGAAATGTTCCGCCTTCTCGGATTCCAAATAGGATCACACGATCCTATACAAAAATATAAGTCATTTGCTATCCCTGCAAACCTTGATGGTGCTTCACAAATTGCATCTGGTGGTATTTACGGAACTTATGTTGACCTTGAAGGAACTGCTAAGAACGAAGCGGAACTTTGTACGCGTTACCGTGATATGTCCGGCCAACCAGAATGTGATCAAGCCATCGAAGATATCATAACCGACGCAATTGTACAAGAGGATAATAAACCCGCGCTCTCAATAAATTTAGATAAATTAGAACAACCGGAAAAAATTAAAACCGAAACACGTAAATGCTTCGATGAAATCTTAAAACTTCTAAATTTTAATGAAGATGGTATGGAAATCTTCAAACGATGGTATGTTGATGGTCGTTTATTCTATCATATTATGATTGATCCCGATTCACCTGAAGATGGTATTAAAGAATTAAGAAATTTAGATCCACGTAGAGTTAGAAAAATCCGTGAAATCAAGAAAAAATTAGGTGAAGGTGGAGTTGAAATTGTAGATTCTATTTTGGAATATTATCTTTATAATGAACGCGGTATTGTAAATGTTGAAGCAACTACAGCCATTGGTGTAAAAATTGCTGTAGACTCCATATGTTACGTGCATTCTGGACTAATTGATAGTACCAGAAATATGGTAGTCAGTTATTTACATAAAGCAATTAAACCATTAAATCAATTACGCGCAATGGAAGATGCTCACGTTATCTATCGCTTGAGCCGCGCGGCCGAACGAAGAGTTTTTTTATGTTGATGTTGGTAACATGCCAACTAACCGTGCAGAACAATATATCAAAATCATTATGAATGATTTTCGTAATAAATTGGTATATGATTCTGATACAGGACAAGTAAGAGATGACCACAAATTCTTATCGATGCAGGAAGATTTTTTCCTTCCAAGACGTGAAGGTGGTAAGGGAACTGAAGTAACTACGTTACCCGGCGGTTCTAATCTTCAGATAGAAGATATTATGTACTTCCAAGAGCGACTGTATAAAGCGCTCCACGTGCCCGCTTCAAGATTGAAATCCGATGCAGGATTTGGTGTTGGTCGTGAGGCTGAAATTTCACGCGATGAA